CCCCAGAGACGGGTACTGCGCAAACATCTTGGCTAAAAGCAGACATAGAGGGAGCCATGGCACTAGATACAGGCATGCCTTTGTTTTGAATAACAGTAGTATCTGCATAAGCTATCCCAAACCATAAGCAAAGAATCGTACCTAAAATACGTTTCATTTATTTGTCTGCCTTGTCATCTAATTTTTCAAAAATACGGTCTAGCATGTTTTTGATTTCGTCAATGTCACGACGATAATCATCTTTAGTTACGTATGAAAGTGGCATCTCTGCTATTTTATCTTCAAGACGTAAGATAGATCTTGACATACTATTCAATACCCAAGCGCCAAAGAAACCAATAAGTCCTAAGGCAATATTAATAAGGGTTTGGGTATCCATTATTTTTTCTTTAAACCTTTCAGCGTTTGAGCCAATCTTGCACGTTGACCAGTCACGCCAGATTTTTTAGCAGCGGATGCTAATTTACCAGCGGGGATCTTTTCACTTTTTTTAACACCAAGAGACTCTTTAAGTGCGCCAGGTTTTTTAATTGCTTTTTGAATCCACTTTTCTGCCATGATTATTGTCCTTGATTTGGTGATAAGCTAGATGGTTGTGAAATTGCTGGAGCTTCAGCTGGAACAGCAGCTTCTTCAACTACAGGTGCTGGAGCAGGTGCTGCTTTCTTGTGTGCTAATTTACCGATAAGGTTTTCTACACCGTGAATAACAATTCTTACATAGCTTACTAATGTTTTAACTACTGCGAGTAAAGCTTTAACTACATTCCATAAGTCTTTAATTAATTGCATTTAAATCTCCTTTATTGTTAATCTAATACTACTTTTAAGTCATTTATAAACTTAATACCATCAATTAAATATTTTGATGTTATATTATTTTTAATATCTACTACAATAATGTAACAACTTTGATCTTTGGTATTGGTTTTAAAATTAACTGAACAACCTATAATAATTTTGTCATCATAGACGTCCAATCCTCTTAAAAAAGTACTTGAACTATCAACTAACTTAAATGGTTTTGATACATTAGTATTTAAGTCAATCATTAGTATTTCGCCGGTGCCTGTTGATAGGGTGTACAAATAGTTATCCACTACTCTAATCCCATGGCAACACTTGCCAGCTCTTGCCACTAACTTGATGTCGAATGTGTTGACCTTGTCAAAGTATCCAAAATCAGACTCGACAAGATTTTTATTATGACGACAGAAATAAATTTTATCGCCTGCATCAAACAACGAGTTAAGGTGCCTTGAATCTAACTGATCCGCGTTAAGGGGCTGCAGATGAATATCTACACGGTTCAGAAGATTAACGTTTATATATTTGTTAATTTTATTTTTTACATCATGAATGCCAATAGTATCTATGGCAGTATGACATACGTAAAATGTATCTTGATCTTTTACAATCTGGTGGGTATTAATCACCATAGGTATGGAGATAAGACCCTTAAATTCATAGGAAGTTTTATCAAACTTACCCAGTTTATCATTAGACGCAATGTAGATATACTGATCGTCTACATCTACACCAAAGGGGCGGTATGTGGGCCTTCCTTTGCCTTGTAGATTGGGTGAATCTAATTCTTTTGTTTTTGAATGACGGTGCGTGATCGTGTTTGAATTAAGGTCAAATACTACGAAATCATGCTCTTCTGTTGTAATCAGGAGTCTTGTCATACGTCAAGCTCCAATATAAAATTAATCACTACGCGTCTTTTGTGCTGCGTTGGCACAGATGATCTGTGCGTTTGCTTTGAATTAATCAAGACACAGTTACCCTTTTTAGGTGATGATGTAAAAAGAACTGTCTTTTTATCATCATCGTAAACTGTCGTATCACCATCGGAATCCGTGACGTAATACACAAAGCTTACAAAGTTGCCTGGGTTTGTGATATCCATATCAGTATGGATTAAATTATCTAGCGACTCAGGTGTGTGTGCTATGTTGGGTATTAAGTTACCTTTAATTCTTACTACATGCTTTACTTTAATGCCTGTGCGTTCTACAAAGTAGCCGATTATCATATTGACTAAATTGTAGTGTGCCGACCACACTTTTTTGTTTAAGAAAAATACGTGGGTCATTTGGAATATGTCTTTGTCCGGTTTCATTGGGACAATATTTTCTGAGTTCCAGTACCATGGAAACCCAGTGGACGTCATAAGTTTATGTACCTCATCTTCTAAAGATTGAGGTAACAGCTTTTCAATAATCATACGATTATTATATCAAATAATTAAGAAGATGGTTGAGTTACTTCTACCCATGATGTTGTAGCTTCATCCCATGAGTAAACTTTACCGTCTGTTGGATAGTCAACAGGCGCTTTCCATTGAGCAGTAGCTTCGTCTAAAACCCATGAAGCAAATGGTTGTGGTGGAATGAATGCGTCTAAAGTAGCATCATATTTGTAACCAATACCTGCGTAATTCTTGCGGATTTTAGCGTTGTATGATGTCTGTTTCCAAGTGCCGCCAAGAAGGTTATTACAGAACGCAGCACCAATTGCCTCATTCTCTAAACCGTCTTTATCGGCTGTGTCTTGATTAGCCACTACAATCACTTGTGTAACTAAATTATCTTCATTAAGTTGTGCGAAATGTGCCAAAGTTATACTCCTATAAATTATCTACTATTACTAATCTTAAATGGTGACTCTGCAAATGCGGCAAATATATAAGTATATCCTGATTGATTACTACTTGCTGTTCCTGTATTTGTATTTCTAAATTTAAATCCATTAGAAAGAAAATCTAAATCTGCCGCTGAACCTGTATATTCTGCATAATTTTCATTAGGATATAAAAATGAATTAGTAGAATTATACTGATTTCTTGTTGAATCCCAAACAAGCCATTCTGTGCTTGAATTACTTGATGATTTAATCATTACATATTTAGGTCTAAATCCTGTATATATAAATGGACCATCTGTAGAACCATTACCTGTGTAACTTCCGAAAGCGGAGAAGCCTGCAATAGCTGCCCAGCAATAGGCTACATAATTATATCCAGCTGTGCTTGTCCAATTATTACCTGTGCTTCCACCTACTGCAACAGAAAATACTGAACTTGTTGGATCTGTTGTATTCCAAGCACCACTAGCTGTTCCTGATGCAGATGTTGAATTTAAAAATATCCAATTAGCATTTCCTAAACTTTTATGATATACAGCCCAATTATTTGATGTTCCATTTCTAACTTTAATAATTATCATAGATGGTGCAATACCTAATCCATGACCTATAGTTGCTGAAGTTGCAGTAGTGCTAGTATAAGTCACTACACTAAACCCAGCACTTGCATTTACAGATACAGTAGATGTAATAGAGCCTGAAGTGTTAGATGAACTAGAACCTTGACCAGCTTGCCATTGCCAGCCTACATAAGTGGCAGTATTGTTATTATAATTAGTATCAGTTCCTAATGACCAACCATTGCTATTAAATGCTGTTAAACCATTGGTATCTGTTGTTTCTGCACCTGTAGTATCAGATATAAGTGCTTTTGTAACACCTCTAACAGAGTCAGTTAATTTATGATCTGTAGCTGCACTTCTTGATTTTACCCATACTAAATCAGGTTTAAATCCTGCAGTATTAGTGATAGATTGTGTAGAGCCATTACCTGTATAGGTAGTTGCATCCATATACTTATTACCCTGTAATATAGTAGGGGTAGGTAGGTTATATGTGTTTAGTGCTACAAAGCCTGTAGGAGGTGTATTTATAAATGGTCTTTGACCAAAATTAGCATAAGTTGAAGAACTGTAAGAAGAAAAATAAGGCATTAGTAAAGTGTTTGCAGTAAATGTAAAGGTTGGGGTTGTTCCACTAGATGGATTACCACCACCTATCCAATTATTATTCTGACCAAACCAAATTTTGCCTGCGTCTAAATCTACTGCACATTGCATAATATTTGCAGATGTATATGTTCCAGCAACTGCTGTTCCAGCACTTCCATTACTATATGAACTTAAACTAGTATTATTTAGTATTGCACCATAACTGCCTGAAGCAAAAGAACCAGCATATTCGCCTGTTCCAAGCTGTCTAGTTACTGTTAAACCAATGCCTGAGGGAGTAGCAGCAGTTGGATTAGATGCAGTTGCTTCAAAATAATATTTTCCTGAATTAACTGATATGGTTGAAGAAATTGCAGTCCAAGCCCCAGAACCTTGATTTAAAGTAAGGTTTGCATCTGTAGCAGAAACTCCACCACCAGCCAATGAATTAAGCACACAATAATTAGCCACAGTCGCACTTGTTAGCGTAGGCACATCTGTCATAGCATCATAGGTTGTGCCTGCTGTTAAGCTAATGTTGTTAGTTGTCCAATTATTACCGTTAGGTGAACTATCGTAGCCTAATGTTGTGGTAGATGTTGTGTTACCAAATGTTAGGTAGAAACCGTTAGTTCCGTATGTGCCTGTGTATTTAATTGGTTTCCATACTTGATTAGCGTCATTGTTACCGAAGTAATATGGTGCTAATGCTTGACCATCAATGAAGTTAATGTCAGCCATGTATCCATCAAAATATGTATTAAATGTAGAATTAACAGCAGTAGCACCTACAGCATGAGGAACTGTATTATTAATTGAATTTACAGAATTTTGTGTTGGATAAGTTGCTGCGGCAAATGAAGTTACTTGATTACCATTAATGTAAAACATAACACGATTAGCTGCAGTTGCTTGTGTAGTATCAACAGCAACAACTATATGATACCAAGCTGAAGGATCACGAAATACTTGAGTTGTTACTACATCAACAGATGCAGCACCAGCAGTAAAAAACTCTAATTGATCTGATGAATTAAAACGAATAACATCATAAGTAGGTGCTGTTGTTCCTGCACCAAATAAAGTAAAATAATTGCCTAAAGAACCTCGTTTAACCCATGCACTCCAAGTATAAGTAGTTCTGTTAGATGCTTGAGATGGAGTTCTATTTAAATATGCAGATGCACTTAATCTAAACCTTAAAGAATTGTTTAGGTTATTAGTAAGTGGTGTTAAAGCACCTGTAGCGTTAAATGTGTGGATAGTATTACCACCTGATGATGTGACTAGACCACCGTTAAATACTTGTGAGCCAGCGTATGAGATGATAACTACACCTGAACCGCCATTACCTCCAGCATTAGCTCCATTTCCACCACCGCCACCTCCACCTAAATTGACTGTCCCTGCTGTTCCTCCAGTTCCTAAACCACCAGCACCTCCACCACCTGTGCCACCTGCTCCTGCTGTAGTTCCACTATTAGCAGCTCCTCCGCCACCACCAGCATAATATACAGATGAACCTGATATACTAGATGCAGAACCTGCTCCACCTGCACCGCCAACTAAAGCTGTTCCAGCAGAACCTGTTGCACTTGCTCCACCACCGCCACCACCGCCATAAGCTGGTGCGCTTACTGCTGGTATAACACCAGTTCCTCCAGCATTACCTTGTCCTGAAGTTCCTGCACTACCTGCAAAACCATTTCCACCGCCACCGCCTGAACCGCCTGTAGTTCCTGAATTAGTTGAACCTTGTCCACCGCCACCACCGCCTGTTGATGTTACAGTAGTGATTCCTGTTCCACTTAATACTGAATTTGAACCTTGAACGCCAGTAGTAGTAGTTCCATTACCACCTCCACCAACTGTTACTGTATATGTTGCAGGATAATAAAGTGTTGTTGTAGAAGTAAGTAAACCACCTGCACCACCACCACCACCATTGCCATTACCACCACCACCACCACCAGCTACGACTAAATAACTAGCTGTTACAGGTGTAAGAGGGCTTAATGTGCCTGAAGATGTGAATGTATGTATTTGGTTACCACCTGAAGTAGTAAGAGTGCCACCTACGAATTTAGGTGTAGCAGATGCGTAAGATATGATGACTATGCCTGAACCGCCTGCAAAACCTGTTGGATTAGTTGCATCACCTGCACCACCACCACCACCACCAGTATTAACTGTGCCTGCTGTTCCAACTGTTGCTCCATTGTTAGAACCATTACCGCCACCGCCTGTGCCACCTGTTCCTACTCCTGTTGAACCACCATTAGAACCACCGCCACCACCACCAGCATAATAAACAGATGAACCGCTAATAGAAGAAGCTAAACCTATACCGCCATTTGCGCCACTTGATGATGTAATATTAGAACCTGCAGCTCCTGCACCGCCACCACCAGCTCCACAACCTACTGCTGCACCATTATGACTACCACCGTTATTACCTTGACCTGATGTGCCAGCACCACCTGCACCAGCATTATAAGAACCACCGCCACCTGAACCACCAGCAGCACCATTAATTGTTCCACTTTGTCTGCCGCCGCCACCTCCACCTACAGAAGTTACAGTAGTTAAACCTGTTCCACTTATAACAGAATTAGAACCATTAGCACCTAATGAACCTGTTGTAGCACTTGCTCCACCAGCACCAACAGTAATTGAATATGTATTTAATGTTGATAAAGTAAATGTAGATGTTTGATAACCACCAGCACCGCCACCACCACCTGATGTTACAGGGCCACCAGCACCACCGCCAGCAACAACTAAAAAGTTTGCAGATACATTATTTTTGTTAGACGATAAGAATCCATAAGCTCTTGCTGCTTCTACCGCTAATCGTGATAGTAATGACATTAACTATTCCTATTTGAATTGTGTTTGTGACGCAAATACTGTGAATGCGGCTGAACCTGTTTTAACAATGGTGTATGAGTAAGCATCAACACCTGATGCGTTACCACTTGACCATGCTGTACCACCTTGATATTTAGGTGTGACTGAATTGCCATCAATCGTAATTGCATTGTTGTAGTAAGCTGTAGCGCCTTGCGATACTAAAAACACAACAGTCACAGATTGACCTGTAGACATAGCAGTATTTAATGATGTGCCTGAACTGAATCTAAAGTTTACTGTCCAGTTTGCTGATGCTGATGTTGTGTAGTACAACACTGATTGTGTTGATATGTCGTAGTTAATTGTTCCTGTAGCAGCGGTTGCTGATACTGTTGTTACTTCAGCTGCGTTTGTCACTACTTGTGCAAGAACGCTTGTAGAACCACTAAATGTTTGTGTAGCAGTAAATGTGCTTGCAGCAGATGTTACAGCAATATTAGCGCCTGCTAAAGTAGTAGCGCCTGTTCCTCCATTGGCAATTGCCAAAGTGCCTGCAAGTGTTATGGCTCCGGATGTAGCTGAACTTGGTGTTAAGCCTGTTGTTCCAGCACTAAATGATGTTACACTATTTGCAGTTGCGAGTGTTACAATGGTACCAGATTGATTAAAAAATAGTTTACCATCGGGCACATTAAGCGCGAGTTCACCTGTGGTTAAATTCGCCGATGTGGGAACATTACCAGAAGTTGTGCTGTAGTAAAGTACAATGGGTGTATAGCCTGATTGTGCCATAAATATTTCCTTTAAATTACGATTTTATTTAAAAAATTAAAAATTGTCAACATATTTTTAAAATGTTCCACCTTTAATACCGCCAGTGATAGTTCCGTTTGTGGCATTGTAAGTAAATGACGTGGTTGTGTTAAGTGCTATGTTTCCTGTTGCTGATGATGCGTAGATAATATAATTTGTAGCTCCAGATCCTGCAGTTGATACTATTGTAGAAGCATTTACATTAGACCATGTTGGTACACCATTACCAGATGATGTTAATACTTGGCCAGAGGTACCGTAGTTGGTTGTGCCTGTACCTAATACCCATGCACCTGTTGTGGTAATTTGTTTTTGTTGGGTATTATTGGTGTAAAAACTTAATGGTAAATATGTACCTGTACCATTGATACCTGATACTAATTGAACATCAGTGCTTGTTGCCGCAATTAAAATCTTAGATGCATTGGTAGGATCAGCAGCATTTGCAGCTTGCCACGATGCTTGTTGTCCTGATACTGTGCCGTTAGGTAATGCATAAATACCTGTTGCACTATTTACTGTGTTTGTTACAAATGCAAGTCTAGTACTAATTGTAGCATTACTAAAATCTCCAGTAAATCTTGCACTTGTACCCGTACCACCTAAACTAAATGTTGTACCATTGTATGTTAAATTAGCACTTGAACTAAGTGCTGATGTACCATTACCATAAGGTATGTAGTTAGCAGTTAATGATGTTAATCCAGTACCACCCGCTGCAACTGGTAATGTACCAGCAGTGAGTGCAGATGATGATGTTGAATAGATTGCATTATTTGCTGCAGTAAATGTTGTAAGTCCAGTACCGCCGTAGCCTGTACCAAGTGTTCCACCTAAAGTAATTGCGCCTGTGGTTGCTGTGTTTGGAGTTAATCCAGTTGATCCTGCACTAAATGATGTAACGCCACCAACGGTGTTAGCGTTTACCCAGACTGGTGCACCAGTACCTCCTGATGTGAGTACCTGACCACTTGTGCCTGCTGCTAATAATGTAATAGCTGACGCATTGGAGTATGCAATGCCTCCCGCTGTGGCTGTCAATGCAGCGCCAGTGCCACCATAATTTAATCCAATCACATTGCCATTCCATGTGCCGTTTGTGTAACTGCCAGCCCATGATAGTGTGTTTGTAGACCAGCTTGCGTTAGATGGTGGTGAATTATGATAATCCCATGAACCTGCTGCATTTGAATTGCTTAATAAAACTAGAGTAATATAAGACCCTGATTGAATAGTTGCAATTGTTGTAGATGAATTATTTTGAATAACAATCGTGCCTGATGATTGATTGTTATTAAATGTAAATGTTGCGCCATTAGGTAATGTGGTTGCATCAGGTAATTTAATAGTTTGACCACCTGATCCAGTAATAGCATAATTTTGTACTGTGCTTGCAGTTAATACAATCGTTGTTCCTGAAGCAGCTTGGTTAACATATCCTTCAAATAAACAGTTTGTGGTAATGTTTCCATTTGCATCTCTCAATACGACAGAGTTAGCACCACTTGATGATGTAACGCCTGTTCCTCCACTTGATACACCCAAAGTACCTGATAAAGTAATAGCACCAGTGGTTGAAGTACTTGGTGATAATCCACTTAAACTTGTTTGAAATGATGTTACACCACCTGCAGATCCATTAGATGCAGCAGTGATTCGACCTTGTGCATCAACCGTTAAGTTTGCATTTGTGTATGATCCGGCCGTAACTGCAGTATTAGCTAAAGCAATTGTAACTGGAGATGAGCCATTGAAACTTGTGCCACTGAGTCCTGTACCAATGGTTAATGTACTAGTCGTGTTTGCTGTAATGGTACCACTACCACCTAAACTGATAGATGTACCATTTACTGTAATAGAACTGTTTGCTAATTGAGCATTGGTGATAGTGCCACTTAATGCTGTTGTAGGAATAGTAGTTGATGCGGTAACTGCTGATGTATTGTTTGCATACATATAACCTGTGAGGCCTGTTACAGTAATAGTATTAAATGCTTCTGAAGGAGATCCTAATAATTTTTCCCAAACAGTTCCATTAAATAATGCCCAGTCACCCACTGACCATAAATTAACACCATTTAAGTTTGTTGTACCTGCTACAGATACAACATAGTAGTTACCTTGAGTACCTACGCTTGATGTAAGTGTTGGTGTATTTGTTGATGCATTCCATGTGCCTGAATATCCTAAACCTGTACCTGGAGCACCTTGCGGAATACCAAAATTAAACACTGCTGTCGTTGAATTACCACTATTATTTACGGTTGCATTTGAACCATATGATAATGTAGTTGTATTCCCAACTGTTACATTGGTATATGGGCCTGCAGGAATAGTGAAGTTTAATACGGCTGCTGATGAATTACCACTATTAGTAACAGATGCATTTGAATTTGCAGCGCCGGTTGTTGTTGTACCTACTGTTATAGTGGCTGCATTACCTTGTGGTCCTATTATACCTTGAGGAATACCGAAGTTAAATACTGCTGCGGATGAATTACCACTATTTGTTACAGTGGCATTTGATCCTGGTGAAAGTGTTGTTGTAGTACCAACGGTAATGGTTGCAGCATTACCTTGTGGTCCAATATTACCTGTAGCGCCTTGTGGAATACTGAAATTTAAAACGGTAGCATATGCGTTACCACTATTGGTAACTGATGCATTAGATCCTGGAGATAATGTAGTTGTTGTTCCAACATTAACGGTTGGGCTACCAGGAACAAAGAAATTAAGGAGAGCTACGGATGAGTTACCGGAGTTGGTAACGTTTGCTGGTGTGCCTGGAGATAATGTAGTGGTTGAGTTAACATAAACTGCTGCAGCATTACCCTGTGGGCCTGTGTTACCAGTCGCGCCTTGAGGAATACCAAAGTTAAATACTGCTGCGGATGAATTACCACTATTTGTTACAGTGGCATTTGATCCTGGTGAAAGTGTTGATGTTGTGCCGACAGAAATAGTTGCAGCATTACCAGATGGGCCTGCGTTACCTGTTGGAATACCAAAATTTAAAACAACGTTTGATGAATTACCAGAATTGGTAACTGTAGCATTAGCACCTGGTGTTAATGTTGTTGTGGTGCCAACGGTTACATTTGCAGCAACACGACCTACATCTTGTGTTGATCCATCGCTATAATTGAAGAATAAATCACCACTTGATAAAATATTTGCATTGGTAATAAGTTTACCAGGAGATACCGCGTTAGCAATCTGTGATACAGATGCTTGTTTTGTAACGCCTTGTTGAACAACTACCGTGAGTTCCGATCCTGTAATACTGGAGGCGACTGGTAATTGCGATATCGGTTGATCCATGTGCTATTCTCTTAAATTAAGTATAACTGAATATGTTTACACCTTGTGCTGTGCCATAAGGGCCAGTTACGGTGATTGTAATTGATCCAACGGTTCCCGCTGGAGTATTAAATGATATGTTATTTTGATTGGTTATTGTGAAACTTGTCACATTAGTACCACCAAAATTAATGGCTGTTACACCTGTTAAATATAAACCTTGCAATACAACTGCTGTATTTCCAGAAGCTGATCCACTATTTGGTAACACGCCAAGTATAATTGGTGGATTACCAGGTACTGCGGGTGGTTGTGGCACTGGGGGATGTTGTAAGTTGCCTGATACGGCACTTGATCCAGTTGCTAAGTCACCCTGTGCACCAGAATATGGTGGAATACCTTCCAAAAACATCGCATTATCATTTTCTGTCCACACTTGACTCGCTGGGAGTGCAATATTAACATCAGGACGTGGAAAACGTAACGCTATATTTTCTGTTTGTAGCGCTGGTAAGCGCCATGGGTCAAAATTATCTAAATCATCCTTGCAAACTCTCATGCCAGGGAAATTGGGATCTGGCATGAGGTCTACGTAAGGAAATTTTCGACTGCATCGATCGCAAACGCCGACTGATAAGACGGAATTGCCTCGTGTGTCGATATAAACCGGCATTATTATCTAACGCCAGCTTGGATTACCGTTAATGTGTCACCTGCAGCACCACCAGTTAATCTAATTGCACGATATGGCTGACCTAAGAAGCCTGCTGCATTAGGATAAGTGGTTCCTGCTGTTGTCCAAGTAAATGTTGGAGTTGAAAATACTCCAGTCTTTGCGTTGACTGGGTATGGATCTGTCACAGTTACTTGTACTGTAGCACTTCCGTTGCTACTTACATAAGTCACATGATTAGGTGTTAGATATTGATCTAAAACAACCGCTGGAGTATTTCCAGAGCTGTCTGCTGTTACGACTACTTCACGCATGGTTTACTCCTAATTAATTATTGGTGTAACCTTGACCTACGTTAATGATAGAACCATCGTAGTTACGAGCTGTGTAGCTAACATCAAATGTACCTGATAATGATCCACTTGATAATACAGATACTGCAGCCGCTGTAAATGTTAATGTAGCGTCTAATGTACCAATGTTATTTAAAATTGCTGCTACTGCTGCAGTAGATGTAAATGTGATTGGAATAATGCCACCAGCTGCTGTTGGAGTAATTGTACCGATTGTGGTTGTTGTATTAGCACCTGTTGTTGGGTTAGTTTGAATAATTGCAACAGTGATAACGCCACCAGCTAAGTTAGCTGCTGCTGTTGTTTGGAATAAACGAACATTACTAATAATTGAACCAGCTGGTAATACGAATGGTGTAGCTGTTGTTTGACCTACATCAGCTGTTGTAAATACTGTTGTATTTGCTGTTGTAGTTGTAATTGGATTAAGAATATAGCTTTGTTGTGTTGCTGATACTGCACCGCTATTATCAGGTGCAATTGTTCCATTGTTTGTTGGATTATTGTACTTGTAAACGCGAATTGGTTGGTTAAATGTTACTGACATTTGAATTTTCCTATCTAGAGTTTATAGCCTCACTCAGTCGCTAGATCGTAGACCCGGGAAGTAACGGGTCCCTGTTGGAGGCAAATCTTCCTATCACTACTAATGCATATTTTTAATAGTTTTCGCCCTAAAATAGGTGCTTGTTTGATTTTTTGACGTTTTCCGTCGCTGGAATGACTCGTATATTGGATGGTACATGCAAACCAGAAACCAGTTTGCCCTGTAAGGGGATAATGTGGTCGACATGATACTTTTTACCACTTTCTCGAGATAGCATATTGGCCACTGAGTATTTACATTTAATGTTTAACCAATCAGATTCAGTTAACCATTTTGGAATTCTATTTAATTTAGCTAATTGACGTTTTCGTGTTCTAGCTAAGTGGCGATCTGGATATTGTTTATCATAAGCATTTAATCTTTTTAATCCTCTTGCTTTTACATCTGGTTTATTAGACCAATTTCTTTTTAAGATATTTAAACATTCAATACACGTTCTATTGTTTGTTCTTTTTTCTGCAATATGATTATTTTTACATGGTAATCCAGTAAAGTATTTTTTTAAATTTTGTTTAAGTGCTTCTTGTCTTGTAATTATTTTCATATTGATATTATATAACAAAAAAGCCAGTTTTTACACTGGCTTTTTCACAATCATCGTAATGATTATAGACCTGCTGTACCGTAGATGTTACGAGCATCGTGCCAGCCCGTGGCGTAACGTTCTGTAGCTTTGTAACGCATTGAGTCTGTTTCGAAGTCACCTTCCATAGATTTCTCCATTGGACGGCGCATTACTAACATGAGACCGTTTTCTGCGTCTGTTTGAATCCACCAAGCTTTTGATGAGCTTAAACGAGTCACAACGTGTGCACCATTAGGTAACATACCTGTTGACTTGATTGGGTTCAAATCGTTGTCTGCAGTACCTGAACGTAAAACTGATTTAAGAATAACTTCAGCTTGGAATTCAAGTGCTGGTGGAACAACTAATTGTTCTGCTTTTAATCTGATACGTTTACCATTGTTGTCAACAGCTGAACGGATTTGAATTAAAAGTTGCTCAACTGATGTTTGTGATAAAGAAGCAGCTGTGCTTAATTGGTTACTGTATGTAGCACCGTTAGCGATAGGGTGAGCTGTGCTAACTAATGTTACACCATCACCACCTACGTAACCGCTTGTGAAAGCGAAGTTAAGTAAGTTAGCGCATAATGTTTCTTTAGTTTCAATCATAGATTGAGCTAAGTGTTTAGCAAATGTAGAACCGATACGGATATGATCACCGTCTTCCATCAAAACTTTAGTTAAAGCATATGCTAAACCATAGATTTGGTAGATAAAACGTGTGATATATAATGTACCGCCTTGATCGTAGCTAACTGGTGTGCCGTCAGGCATAGCAGGAGCTGCGTTCATACCGAAGAGCATTACTTCTTCATGGTAGTTTCTTGGAATACCTTGTATTTGTTCTACAAAGCCTTTCCATTCGTCATCGCGTTGTTCATAAACGCCATCAAAGACTTCGTTGATAATCGGTTCGACTACCGCACGAAAGTCCGTACTTCTCATTGGGGTTGCCATCTAGAGATTCCTTTCGTTAATTAGTTAGACCGATGTTACGGCGCCAGTGAATTGATTATTACAGATTTGTACTTGAACGATTGTGTATGCGTCACCCCATGAATTTGTGTTACCTGCTGGGTATGCTGCTTCACGACCTAATCCAACTACACGAACTTGACCTTGGTTACCTGTACCAACTGCAGTAGCATTAAGCGCTGTAGTTGAGAAACCAGCACCGCCTACACCAATAGTGTAACCAGAAGCTGTGTTAGAACCAGATGTTGCATCAAAGTTGTACTCTGTACCAACTGCGTTTGCATTTGCTGAACCATTTACTTGGATTTCATAAACAAGAGCTGGGTCTTGGAAAATCCAGAAAATGATGTTAGTAGATGCATCTGCTGCTGTTTTAGAGATTGATTTTGCTACAGAACGACGACCGTCTGAGTTTGTGTACTCAACACCGTCGAAAGAACCGTAAACACCGCCAGTTGCACCAGCGATTGTTAATTGGCCATATTGAGTCAAACTAACTGGTTGGTACTGGAAAAATGATTGACCAGAACTTAATGAGTAGTTTGCACCGTATGAAGCACCGTTTTGATATGTGTTAGTGCCAATAAATGGAACTGCACGATCAAGACCACTTGGGTGGTATGCAGGCTTCAGACCAAAGGGTTGAAATGTTGCTGACATAAGTGTCTATCCTTTGTGTTTAAAGTTAGTTAAGAAAAACGAATATTTTTACTTGCTTTTGCTGTTTCTTTTTCCATTTCCAATAAACCGCCTTCAAGGAGTGAACGTCCACCTTTTCTTTCCTCTGCAGTATTACGTACTTGCGCAGTAATATTGCGTTGATGCTCAAGAGGATCTTCAAGATGTAACATATGCATAACTTCTTGATAAACGTCTTCTGGTAATTTAAAAAGAACCATCTCATTACAAGACACACAGCCTTCAAACTTGCCTGAGCTCATCTTGCCTAGTCCTTCAAAGCCTAATCCTAATTCTCCGGCTTTAACTGGCTCATAACCTAATGCCATACGTTTGTCGATACTGTCATATGTGTTGGTTGTTGACAACCAGCACAAGTGCATTCCAGGAATTGCATTCGCAGGAATGTCAGGCAGTGCACTATTTGCCCATTTGTCTCTGAACGCATCAATACGTTCGCGACGTGCGATATCATCTGGATCGGCAACATTTGCGCGATCTTTTACTTCTTGTGCACGATCAATTAAACGATCGTCTAAATCTCTTTTAATTCTAGTATTAGCCATTTGTATTATCCTTTGTTAGCGCGATCATACGATGCGTATGCGCGGATCATTTTATTACGTCTCTCTACATCGTCCCATGCACCAGCGTCTTTAATTGCCTGAACACGATCTTTACTCAATGTGATTGTGTTAGGTCTTGCTGTTGCTGTATTAGACACTCTGCTTGAAGCTGTTGGACCAGCTCTTCGCGGTGCTGATTTACCACTCGCTGTGTAGCGGTGTGGTAGACGTGCAGATAACCTATTGTCTAACTCATCCCAATACTCAGGATCTGCTGGATCCCAACCATCGGCGGCGAGTTCTTGATCGATTACCTTGGCAATTCTACTATCTGTATCTCGAGCTTGTGGATCATACCAAGAATTCTTTTTAAGCCAGTTTGTGGCATTATATTGAACATCTTGTGCCATAGGAGTAGGCACATTTTGTGCTGGTTTCTTGGCTGCTTCGAGTTGTTGTTTCTTAAAATGTTGCAATTGCTGAAGTTTTTGTTTCGAATCAGTCAATTGTTCCAAATATTCGATTTGAGCTGCGGCATCGTTAGCTTGAGCTGCTTGCAACATTTTCATTTTTGCATATTCGACTTTTGTTGCTTCATCTTCAATCGTTTTATCGATCTGATTAAGTCTAAATGATGTTGCTGTGTTCTCAAGTGATGCTAAACGTCGAGCTAACTCTTCGTTTCGTCTCTCAAGTGCTGTAATTTTGTGTTTTGCAGATGCCTCACGTTGTTTTGCGAGTTCTTTTTTTAATCTGCGCTCTTCACGACGAGCTTCACGTATTTTTTCACGCTCATCTTCATCGGGTTCTTCGTCAGATTCGTCATGTTGATCATTTTCGTCATCATGATCGTCTTCTGCTGGTGCTGGATCTGCAGATTGCTCTACTTCACCGCCCTCTTTTTGTTCTTTTGGCGCCTCATCATCAAATTCTTCTGGTAAATCGGCAACCTTGGCTAGAACACTTCCATCGTCTTGTTCCTTAATAGGAATATTTAGTTCTTTTTTATCTTCTGCCATTGTTTTAGCTTTCTACAAAGTTAATTAATCAACAAACGCTTTCATTTTCTGCGCAAATTCAAAATTTTTGATGCGAGAAATGATTTCGCGAGCCTGTAATGTGATGAAAACGACAGGACTGCCATCATCACCAGCGTCAACAACAAAGCGATCACCACCATATTTGATTGTTCTTACTAAATCGCCTTCTTTACACCACGGACCTTCAGGCCATAGTTCAAGAGTAAACGGATCTTTGTAAGCAAGCGGTCCTACTTGTATGACTTTTGCTACAGTTTCGTTAAATTTAAGTGTTTGTCTCGTTTCGTCTACCAATAAAATCCCACCTTTTGATTTAGATTTCTCACGTCTTAGCTGAACTAATACGCGATCACCTGCAACTTCTAGGCCTGGATCTACAATTGGAAAACATTCTAACTCAGAACGTGTATCTGGTTCTGCGTTTGCTACAATATCAAATGCTGCCATTCGGCAATCTCCTTTAATTTTTACAAATTATGATTCTTGTTCGTCATCTTCAGTCATTAGTGCATCAAGTAAGTTTAAACTTGCTTGTAAACCTTGATAATTACCAACTAAACGCTGATAAGACTCAATGTTAATTGCATGACCTGCGGTTAATGATTCCGCAATTCTTTGTTGCTCAGCTTTAATTAAGCTGATTAACTCAGTAATAATGTCTTTCATATATCCTTTCCCAGTCTTTACAGACCGTTATAAAAACACTAATGCATGAATTTAGAGCTTTCCGCCCTATTATTTTGTATATTCTGTTACGTTTTCGTTTGGACCAATTTTGCCAGCATTTCTTAACTTAGCTTGACCAGCGCTAATTTTCCAATTATTGTCTCTGTGTGAACCGCCTTTACCAGGATCAATTTCTGTTTTTGCTGTGTCACCAGCATAACCAGGTTCACCTGTAATTTGGTAGGCTTTTCTAAAACCTATGTTTTTATCTAATGCCATGATTTATTCCTCGGATGGTTGTTGTGGTTGATTTTGTTGAGCTTGACTTTGCAAACGTGCTTGCAACATTTCACTCATGCGTTGCTTTCTTGCTTGATCCGCTTGTGCGGCTTGTTGAGCAGCTTGCTGTGCCATCTGTGCTTGATGGAGGAAGTTTTGCTGGTCAATTTCGATGCCATGTTGGCGAATATCTGCTTGTGCTTCATGAGATGCCATGAGCGCTGTTTGATCTTGTTCGTGTTGCATTAACAATTGATCAGAAGTTAATTCAGCACGAGCGGTAATTTCCGCAATTCGTTCTTTAGATGAATTGTTAAGATCTGCCATGGCAATTTGTGTAGCGTTACGTTGTGAGTCAATGGTAGATTGTGTTTGATATTTCGCTTGTAGATCTGCCATTTGTTGTTGTAACTTAGCCACTTCAAGTTGATATGTTTGTTGATCTTTTTGCATATCAAGTTGCATACGTGATTGAGCTTCTTCTGATTTACGTTTAGTCTCAGCCATTTGTGTTTGCAAGATAACTTGAGCTGTTGGATCAGCATTTGCAGCTTGTTGTTGCTGTGCTTGTTGCATTTGTTGTACTTTTTGTGCCAATGCATTAATTTGCGGTAAATAAGTTTGCATTGTAATATTTGCATCTTCACTTACCATGGATGATGCAATCGCTAAAGCTTGTTGTGCTTCTAAATCTAATGGTTTTTCTTGGTTAAGATTAAATGTATCTTTGCCACCTGCAGCTTCTGCTACATAAGCACGCATAGATTGTAAGTAATGTAATGTTAAGTGTTGCTTAATATGTTCTAATGCATGCGGTGTAAATGCCGGTCCAATAACTGGGTTTCCTCCGTATGCAGGATTATTTGCATATTCCAAATGAATCTTAATGTGCGCCATATGATCTTGATCTGGATACGCCGCTGCTGGACGACCCATTGTCATTGACACGTTTTCTAATGCTGGATTAGATTCATTAGCACCTTGTGGATTTGGTAAAATCTCATCAATGTTTGGTATCTTCATTTGTTTCATAATTCGGCGATACATTGCACGAATATCAAACATGCTAGGTGGTGCTGATTTTGCCATTTCTAAGATGGCTTGGTTTTGTGCTAGTCTTTGCGTTTCCGAGAAGATGTTAGGATCCGATACAGGACGTACATCGTTATTGTAAGCAAAGTCCCTAACCTCAATTTCTTCTCCTGATTCGTTATCCATTTCACTCAAATACCAATGATTGATACGTGAGATGATGGCTAATGATTTAGCTTGTGATCTATGTAATCTTGCATGGATCGCTGAGAATACTTTAGCACCTTGTTCAATAAGTGCTTGTGCTGTACCCACAGGCATATTGTTATTAGCTTCGCCAATTTTTTCTTCTGCCGTAGTAACTACACCTTTAGCAGCGTCAGATAACCAACCGAGTAAATTAAATAATGTGCTTGATGGTGGATTGAATGGCATTGGCATAGCAATCTTGCGAATGTCATCGACGCCAGGAGCGCCTTCAATTTCCA